GAGCATGGCAAGCCTGCCATTGAGACGCTCGGCGCGTTCGTTATGGGGGATAGAGTTTTCGTCGATGTACATACGTGGTTCAGTGGGCCAGATTTGGGTGTCGTTCATTAACCGATAGATGGTGCAGTAAGAGCAATGGGAGTGGACTCAGCAGCAGCCAAGTCAAGTGGGAAATTGTGTGCGTTCCTCTCGTGCATCACTTCTAACCCAAGACCAGCTCGATTGAGGATGTCAGCCCAGGTGTTGATCACACGACCCTGCGAATCGATAATACTTTGGTTAAAGTTGAAGCCATTAAGATTGAAAGCCATGGTCGAAACGCCAAGAGCAGTGAACCAAATACCAACAACAGGCCAAGCAGCAAGGAAGAAATGAAGGCTACGTGAATTATTGAAAGATGCATACTGGAAGATCAAACGACCAAAGTAACCATGAGCAGCTACAATATTGTACGTCTCTTCTTCTTGACCAAACTTGTAACCATAGTTTTGTGAAACATTTTCAGTAGTCTCACGAACCAGAGAAGAAGTAACAAGGCTACCGTGCATGGCGCTAAACAAACTGCCACCAAAAACCCCAGCGACCCCAAGCATATGGAAGGGATGCATAAGAATATTGTGCTCAGCTTGGAAAACAAACATGTAGTTGAAGGTACCCGAGATTCCCAACGGCATTCCATCAGAGAAACTGCCTTGTCCAAAAGGATAGACAAGGAATACAGCTGTTGCAGCAGCAACTGGTGCGGAGTATGCGACAAAGATCCAGGGCCTCATTCCGAGTCGATAACTAAGTTCCCATTCGCGTCCCATGTAAGAGAAGACACCGATGAGAAAGTGGAAGACCACAAGTTGGTAAGGTCCTCCGTTGTAGAGCCATTCGTCGAGAGAGGCTGCTTCCCAGATTGGGTAAAGATGTAGTCCGATTGCGTTGCTGGAGGGGACGACCGCTCCAGAGATAATGTTGTTTCCGTACAGGAGGGATCCTGCGACTGGTTCTCTGATTCCATCGATGTCAACAGGTGGTGCTGCAATGAATGCAATGATAAAACAAGTGGTTGCTGCCAGTAGACAAGGCACCATGAGGACACCGAAGTGTCCCACATAGAGCCGGTTCTCAGTGCTGCTAACCCACTCAACATAACTGTCCCAAATAGACTTGGGACGTTGTAGTGCGATAGTAGCTGCCATTTAAATAAGATTAGTAAGTGTTGAGGTCAGAACGATCTAGTTTATTGAAGATGTCCTGACGATAAGCTGGATCACTGTCGTAGCGTGGGTCATTCATAGCTTGAATAACCTCTGCCTGGGAACGGAACACATCAGCTTGTTGTGCAGTGCCTTTCCCTGTGAGCATCTCACCTTCCATACCATTCTGGTTTTGGTAAGCTGCCATGAGTCCGTTAACTGCAAGCTGAATAGCGTAGCGGTTACCAGTTGCTACCAGTTGATCAAATCCCTCCACAAGTTCGGGAGGGAAGTTTTCGTTAGACCACTGCATGAGTTCTGCGTAGCCTTGTTCTCCACCAACTGTGTTCTGGATGGTAGCAATGTCAGCATCTGACATCTCCACCCCAGCTGGTGCGTAGTCTGCATTCAGGAATGCTTTAGCAACCTCTTGTGAGTCCATCTCTGCGAACTGAGCCAGCAGCTCTTCAGGGTTCTCAGCATTCAAGACGTCGTTAACCAAGCTAGATACAGGATCTTGCTCAGCTTCAGGCTCTGCCTCCGGTGCCTCTTGCTCAGCACGAGCTTCGGGGTCACCGAGTTTCTTTTGCAGCTCAATGTAGGCTTGCTCTAGGTCTTCAGCAGACTTGAACTTACCTGCAAAGGTTTGCTGTTCCTCTTGGAACGCCTGTTCTCCAACCTGAATAGCTTCCTGTTCTTCTGCTGTGAACTCAGGTGCATTCACATCTGTAGGATCATAATTAAGAGTTGCCATTATCTTTCACTCCTTTGGCGTGGACTACGTTTAGGTTACCCAGTCCTACGCTAGTAACATAGTTAGGACTGCGACCCAACAACGGCTTACCCAGTTTATCTTTGGGAGCATACTTGTTGATTGGGATTTCTTCTTCAGTTTTTTCGACCTGTGTTTCTACAGGTTCAACTGGTTTAGCCTGCGCCTTGCGGCGGCTGGGCTTCTTCGGTTCCGTCATTTAACTCAGGATTTAGGGCGGGATTTTTACTTGGGTCATTTCCAGGAGCGCTTGCCAGTTGACCAACCTGCTTCACAACTTCCATGTTAGCCTGATCATTCATAGCTTGCTCTTGCTCAGCTTGCAACTGCTCTTGAGACTTGATGAGGTTCAGGGTGTCAATACCTTGTGCAGCAGCGAGTCGTTTGATGTACTCACTGGGGTCAATGTACTGCATGATAGCCTGTGGTCCCATCGTTTGTGCAATGGTCATCAGGAATTGTGTAAGAGATTCTCGATCTTGTCCACGTCCTAGTGCATTCACACCAGCAACGATGGACGGCCGGACCAGATCACGGGGTATCTTGGGGATCTGACCCGAACGTTGAAGAACTAACAGTGTCCTGTTTAGATATGGTATGAGGAACTCAACGGTCAGCAGCGAGAAGATCCCGCCTAACTGCTGCTCAAGCTCAAGCTGTGTAAGCCTGACTTCTTCAGCTGTTGTTCGTTCTGACTGTCGGATGTTGAGCACCAGAAATGCATCACTGATTCGTTGTCCAAGGGTTTGTGCCATCTGTGCAGCAGTAGCAAAGTCTGCTTGTTTGCCCACAGTAACAGCTTGGATGTCCTCTGGACGTCCTTGTACAATAGCACCATTGCCAGCTTTGGCAAGGGTTTGAGGCTTGGTTGTCGATGATGGTGACACCAAGAATACTACCTTAGCAGCAACAGAGCTACCTTCAACCAGGGCTTGTGACAGTGCTTCAAGTGATTTAATATCACCGAGGTACTCCTCTACCCTACCACGACCATAGTCTTCGCCGTCAACAGTGTTAAATCTGAGGACCAAAAATGGGCTAGCATTCTTGGGTGCTGTGCTTTTAGTACCAGGAATTACTTTACCGAAAGCTTCCTGATGCCAATTCCAGCGACCACTTTTGTTATCCAAATGGACATAGGTGTACACCTCAACGTCCTGGTCCGATGCACTTTCGCGTCCTACGTGATTAGGAATAGGTTCCTTCAGCACATCACCGAGAACCTCACGACTAATTCTTTCTTTAGTTACAATTTCAATTACGTTACCATTACCATCACGGTTGACAACGTAACGATTTAGTGGGTAGTGTTTCAACCCTTCTTTACCCATGTAGATCAGTGCATTACCACCGACAATGAGATGTCGTACAGCTTCATGTACAACCACACGATCACTTGATGCATTGATGTAATCCATGATCATTCTCTCTACCTTAGAGAAAGAAAGATCAAGTTCACTTCTAATCTGTGGATCAAGCTCTTCACCTAGCTTGTCATCCCTAACCTGTAGTTTAAAGAACGTGGTTTGGGGAGGAAGCAAGGCAAGCATCAGCTTAGCTGCCAAAGTTGTAACAGCTTTAGAACCGACTGCTTGCCATGGTGTTTGTAGATCCTTACGGTCTTGTGATTCGTCTTGTCGGATGAGGTAAGGCAGCGTCAAACGTGAGCATTCAACTGCCATGTCAAGGTATTGATCACGGCGAGCTCTTAGTTTATCGTAGCGCTCCTTAGCTTTTGTCATGCTAGACCACCCATACCACCAGTACGACTGCCGCCACCGGCACTACCCATACCTAATGGGTTAGAGAACTGATAAGTTCCTCGTGATACAGCACGACCAGCTTCAGCTTTAGAAGTTGATGCTCTAAATTTAGGTTTGTAGTCTTGACCCCTCAAAGCACGGTTTGCTTTCGGTGGTCCCTTTGCAATCTGCTGCATGAGCTGTGTTTGCTGAGCTTGCATACGATCCCGAGCTAGGTTAGCCTGGTACTCAGCATCAGCTTGTGCTTTCTGTGCACTGAATGCAGTCTGGAAGTTTCGGAATGCACGACCAGGGCGAGAAGCACGGGCTACGTTACGTGCCGATGCGGCATCACCACCCATAGCAATGACTGCATTAAAAAATTGTTGATTAAATGCCATCTTGTTCTAATCGATTAAGTAGCCACTCCACTACGGAGCGTTGTCCAGATCGATACATGATAGTTGAGATACTATCACTTGGACCTGGGTTTGTGGGTGGAAAGTTTTCTTCCATCTCTGCAAGGATAGACTTGACGGACATGCCGTAAGTCTCAAGCGTATTGAGGGAGATTGACATTGGAGTGTTCAAA